ATGTGATCCATTTTGTCTTCTACCGTAAGGCTATCATACCTTCTCCTGTCCATCATAGCGTAGACTTCCCATTCTTGTTAGTAGGTAACCTGATCCCTTAGGTCGTCGGTCATAATCGTAAGTAGATCCTCTCCCATGGCAAGGTGGAGTTTAGCTGAATTAGCATCCCCAATAAGGGCGAAAACCTCTCCAGCTGCCCTGTTGATAATACCATAGGGACAGATGTCGGTGAGCCAGAACGTATTTGCACCTGAGAGGACAGGAGGATGCTGATAATATCCTACCTCCAGGGAAGTAGCTAAAGAGTCTAGGAGGACAGTTAGGTCAGAGCCGATCATATAATAACAACCTGTCTGCTGAACACCTCCAGGGACAAATACATTTTGAGGATCAATGTACTTTAAGTATCTCAAATCCCCTGTAACCTTGACATATTTCCATTTACGGAAGCGAGTCAGTGGAACTACAAGAGAGGGAAGGTTAATGGTTTGGGAGTAAAGCCCAGGATCAAGAGGAATTGTTGCCTCCACCAGGTCCTGAGTAAACTCGGTTTTGAAAAGGGTTCTTGCTATAGCAGTGTTGATAGCATTGCCTACCTGAGCTACCTTATCAGGACGCTTTACTATAGCAAGAACTGCCTCGGACAGCTCAGTGAAGTTCATTTAGGACTCCCTGTTAAATATTTGAGGGCTGCATCGCTTGCGCGGCGCGGAATATAAGGTCCATGTCAGCCGCGTTGAAGGCGGCCATTTTCTGTTGCAGGTTGATTATCTGCCGCCAGTTTCTGCCGAATGTCGCCGAATCGTTCCAAAGTCGCTGACGCATTGCGCTTTGTGTGAGAGCTGCGGCATCCGCATCGTCGAGCTTTCCGGCTGCGAATAGTGCTTCGCGCAAGGCCCATCTGGACACCACGACAAGCTCTACAGGCTCTTCAGCCGGAATGTCATCCCCCGTTCTAACCTCAACAACACCCCTGGACACCCAGCGAATTACGCCTCCATTGATTTGCCGCGCCTCTGGAAGTGTGGCGCAATATATAATCACCATTACTTAACCACCTCCAAAACAGAAGCCAGCGGCAAATATAAGTGCTGCGCCGGGGACGGACAAAAGAGAAACACACTCACAGGCAGACTTGCAGCTAAATCCACCGGCAAACGAGCAACAGACGAGGCTGTGCCAACGTGGTCTATCCTATACTCCATACCTAGTATCTCGCTGCCATCGACCACAACAGTCATACTAAACACTCTATATGGCTCGTTTGACAGGTATGCTCGGCCGAACCTCTGAGTGCCAACGACCAAGTCCACATACTTATTGCTGCCAACAGTGCTGCCGTTCGAGAAACAATGAGCAGTAATTCTCGATCCGTTTTGTATGGCGCCTGCCGGGAGTACAATGCTTAAAGCGGCTGTAGCCGTTGTATACGCCGCCCCTCCATTTACAGACTCCCCTGAAAAGTTCGTCCCTGCTGTGCCTGCCGGAAGAGAGAATTGCACGCTGTCCTCAGACACGTACAGAAAGCCTGGATACCACCCGGCAATTAAGCTAGGGCAGCCGGGGAAAAAGAAGTCGCTTCCGGAATAAGTACCAGAAGGAATTCCGTGCGCGGTCGCTGTGACAGTAACAGTCAGTCCGACCCTTGTCGCCGTAGCCCCTGCCACTAACGAGGCTAGCAATCGCCCGACAGTAACGCCGGGGAATTTATAGATAATAGAAGCACCCCCTTCTACTACGGGGGTGCTTATAATACCCAGAGCACTACTACTGACAGGAACATCTCTGATCCCACCTCCTTGATTATATACATGTACAAAATCAGGCATAATTCTTAACTCCTAGATGTAAAAGAGCCCACTATTCAGGAAAGACCGGGAGTTAGTCTGTTGAATAGTGGGCGAAAATATTAGCCCGCGGCGCCAGCCGTAAGACCTTCGATGATTACACAGCCCCAAGGATTACGAATCTCAGCTGCGAATTCGGAAGTAAGGCTACCACCAACGCCATCAGTTCCGTTCTCGACAGTCTTACCACCCGTACCATATTCTTCAGTCTTAGCATTACGACCAGCCATGTAAGCCAGCTTAATAGAAGGAATATCAAGGATGATAAGACGACCGCCAGTCGGATTATAACCGTTTAGGAGACTATGCTCAAGCAGACGCAAGGTACCTTTATAGAGCTTAAAGTTCTGATAGTCCATACCGAACGTAGTGCTATCAGGAGTCAAGTTCGTAGTACCGTTCAGCTTGGCAATCTGGTTCATCACGTTAATTGCTGTTTCGTCACCGAAGGCGTAACGCATACGAGGATTACTCAGGTCCGTGGAATACTTGAAAGCCTTAGCTGCGTAACTCGTAAGTTCCGTCAAGTTGGTAGTAGCGTTCGCCGTCACATAGTTTGCGTTACTCGTATATTGGCGAACTGCATCAATGATGCCTTGGGTAGTGTGAATAGGCTGCGCACCGGAGGTATCCATCTTTGCCTGACCCCAGAGGAGTGCAGTCTCTTGGTCCAGGGTGTGCATAAAGCTACAATCCCGACGGTTCTCAGCCACGTTCTCAAAGCCACTTTCCATCATAGAAGCACGAGCGGTGTCTGTCAGTGCCCAAGCATTACGAAAGATTTGAGTGAAATTAGGAACATAGACAGTCGGGAACTGACGAGCACCAGGACGATTACTATTTTCCGCAGCAGCCGTACCAATCCGGATAATACGTTGGCCAGAAGTACCAGCAGAGTCTGCAACTCGGCCGAAGGCTTTAGTGACTGTAAGCGTATTACCAGCAACTGCAGTAATACGCATGTTCTCACGGGACGTTACGTTGTGGATCAGGTCACCTGCAGCAAGTCCGGAAGCATCAGCAACTGAAATAGTAGCAGCCGCAATTGCATAGTTCGCGGAAAGGGTAGTAGTCGTAAACTCCGCAGTCTTACTAAAGTAGCCATGGGTCGAAGATTTAGCAGTCGTAGTACCCATCATGGAACTCATACCCAAGATAGGGCTAGCTCCATTCGGGAACAGACGCATAAGTGTAGCAGCCAGACTCTTGGCAGCAAGCTCTGCAGGAAGGCCGGTACGGGGTTGGGTGTTAAAAACACCATTCATTAGTGCCATTATTTAAAACTCCTATTGCGTGAGGAAGGCTTCCCAGTCATCTACCTGGCCAGCTTGTTTGTTTTGCTGTTCCTGAGATTGCTGGGGAGTAATAGCAGCATGAATATCATTAAAGTAATTCATGGCCTGCTGGACAATTTCTGAGGGGTTAGCATCAGGAGAACTCTTAGCGAATTCCCGTGCAATACGAGCTACCTCTTGTTTCACCAAGGGATTTTTAAGGTTAGCCTGACTTGCCACTGCCTGATCCAGAAGGGAGGTTTTAACACTACTTTGCACTGCGCTTTTATCGTACTCACCCCTACGACCCATGTAGGTATCGGTAAGTTTCGTTCCATGGTCTAGGGCTGCTGCGTAAGCATTTCTATTCGTGTGTTGCATCAGTTCCATCAGAGCTTTTACATCTCCTCCGGAAGCCCTCTCCATCAGGTCTTGGGGAACCCCTTTCATGAAGTCCATCTGACTGGAGACTTTGCTAAGGGTTTCACTATCCAGATTGAAAGCTGGAGGACCTTCAGTTGTAACTTTAGCCGCATCCTCGAACATCTTAGAATAGACAGCCATTGGATCTGGAATCTCTACCTTCTCCGGGACTTGTTGCTGTTGCTGAACTGGTTGCTGTTGCTGTTGCTGTTGCTGCTGAGGGGCTTGTTCTGAGGCGCTTTTGCCCATAATAGCTGACATGAAACTCATGGCTCTACTCCGATATTTAGAAGGGTTGTAATTACTGATAGCCTACCAGATACTATTGAGTGTTGTTGCACCAATTTCTCTGCACTGCAATTTAGGGTGGAAACTCCTATAAGCTCCTTCCCACTTTCTGCCCCCATGATTCGGAGGTATTTCCTTACTGCTGCATTGTGAGCAAAAACTTCAAAACACAGCTGCTGCTC